CTTTTCATCCCTTACTGCTTTTAATTTCAAAATTAGGTCTTTGGTACTATTCATCGAACACCTCTTGTTCAATAACTGAAACCCATATACCATGTGTAGAACTATTTTTTGGACTCTACTCATGATACGCTTTTCTTACCAAAAGAAAGGGGGTAGTTATATGAATTTTGAAAATTTCGTTATAAAGTATATGGAAACCAAAAAAGAATATATCAGTCTTGTTGAATGGCTTTTGCAGAACTGCCTTCCTCAAGAAGATGCTCAACCATCACTTGAAGTTCTGGACTAGAGTTTTTATACAGTTCATACATTTTAATGACATGGTTTAATTCATCCAGGTCAACCTGGCCTTTTTGAACATTGTTTACAAATTCTTCCCAATTCATGTTGTTGCTCCTTGTAAGGTATTATTTATGGAACTCGAATTATTTATTGAACTTTATATAGAATCCACAGATGAAACTAGGAATCGTGTCGCCGAGATTTTAGCAGACCGTCAACTGCCGCCTGTATCTCAGGGATAGCATTCTGATACTTCTTATATAATGCTAGTGCGTCCGCTATCTGACTGCTTGCTTCCGTTTCTTCATCTGAAATAAAGTATTCAACAGGAACGCTAAAATATTTTGAGATAGCGACGACACGTTCAAAGGGTAGTTCATCTGATATCAATTTCTTTTTTAGATATCCATTTCCGTACCCTAAGTCTTGTTCTAATGTTCTAATTGAAATTCCTCTTGACCTACATAATTCAATGGTTTTACTAGCCGCACCCATACTGCCACCTACTTTCGAAAAATTTCTAAAAAGTTCTTGACATACGAGAAACGAGTCTATATAATGCAAATATGTGATGTAGAAATACTTCTCATCTAGGGTTACATTATATAGACGTTTCTCAATATTCCTTAGACAAGTCTATTGTAGAAAATAATCTAAATTATGTCAACTACTAGATAGTGTATTTCTACCCCACAAATCTTCTAATTCTAGGGAAAGGGGGTAGTTCATGAAGAATTCCATCTACAAAAACGTAAAAGAATTATGCGAAAAGCAGAACCTTAGCATACGGGCCTTGGAACAGAAAGCCAACGTTGCTAACGCTACTATTCGCAAATGGGAAAACAAAGCACCGCGAGTAGACACGTTGCAGAAAGTCGCGGATGCCTTGGGTGTCTCAGTAACAAGACTTCTAAAGTAAAAAGCCCCATCGGTACGGCAATACCGAGAGGGCAGTGTAACCAGTAGTCACAGTACCGATTACGGGGTCATTGTACCAAGTGAAATCCCGTTCGGGAAAGTTCTAATTATCGAAAGGGGTGTTTCATTTATGGAACAGGATTTAATACAGATTCCGTATGTCGTGCATGAAAGTGACATGGCCAGGGAAGAACGTAAACAGAAAAGGTTATGGATAGTCGTTCTTTCACAAGTAATTCTCATAGGAGTGGTTATATGCCAAAAGTTTATTTCAGTATTGAGGACAAACAAATAACAGATATCCAAAGGTACGTTATTGGAACACGAAAGCAAAAGCGTATAAGCCAAGAAAGCATGGCTAAGGCTATCGGCAAATCAAGAGTAACCTACACCGAAAAGGAAAACGATATGTCGAACATGCGGTTAGGGGACTTTCTTATAACACTTCATGAGTTAGGTTTGGACATAAAAATCTACGAAAGGGAAACAGAATGTATAGGCTGAAACTTAACGAGCAAGAGTATGAGGACTTTAAGCGGATGGTAAAAGCAGAAATGATACTGCGTGATATTAAGGTCGAAGAAATTGCAGAACAGACAAACTACACAGTAACTACGATAAGACATTTCTTATCAAATCAGAATAGCAAGTTTGTAGCAAGAGCCATTGCAGACGTTCTGGGAATTGAGGTGGACGATGAAAGAGTTTGGTGAACGATGGTCATTTATATGGCTGGTAATTATCACAGTTGTAATCGTGCTAGGGGCATTGATTGTTAGCAAAACACTACGCAACAAGGTGGCCGACAGAATCCTGGTAACAGTCGAAGAATTTACAACACAGTCTGTAAAAGTAACTGAATACAAAAGCAGTGAGCATGTTGAAGAAATCGAAGTTGGACTTCTCATAAATGCAGAAGAATTAGAAATCTTAGCCAGAATCATTCATGGTGAGAGCGGTTCTAACTGGTGTTCAGATACGATGCAACTCTATGTGGGTTCAGTATTCCTTAACAGGGTGGCCAGTGAATATTTTCCCAACACGTTCTACGAAGTGGCGTTCCAAGACAGACAGTACAGTTGCACAAACAAAGGCGGCGGGTACTGGCAAGAGCCTACGGAACGGGACTACGCAACGGCCGAGTATCTGTTAGTGAATGGTAGTCAGTTGGAAAGTAATTACGTTTGGCAAAGTAATTTTCGCCAGGGAACTGACATCATCAAGGAACAAAATATGTATTTCGGGAGAAAAGAATAATGGGATATCACGATTTAAGTCCTATCGCATTCCTTGTTAGCGATGCGGTAAGGGAAACAAACACGGCGGAAGATGCCGCACTGTATGAGCAGTGGTTACTAATGTGTAAAAAGAAACTTTACGGCAAAGAAAAACTCGACACCGACCAAAGCACCGAGTTTTTCAGCAAAGATGATGTAGGCTTTTTTGCCTAAAAAGGAGTTTAGCATGGTTCGTTATGAAAATCAATGCGTTGACTGTCACAAAGAACTGGGATGTACCAGGCCACATTGTAGGTATTGGAACGTTCCAGTATGGATTTGCGACAGATGTAAGGACGAAAACGTTGACTTGTATGAGGTTGACGGCGAAGAAGTATGCGCTAATTGTGCGCTTGAAATGTTACCAAAAGTACATCACGAATAGGAGATAAAGATATGACACATGAAAAGAATGTTTTGAATTATTTAAAGACACATAAGAGAGGTATTACAGGGCTGGATGCCTGGACAAAGTTTCATTGCTACCGACTGTCAGCAGTCATCTTTAACCTTAGACAAAAGGGTTATGACATAAGGACAGATATGGAAGATAACAAGGACAGACGTGGCCAGCACGCCAGGTATTTCATGATGGGGGAATAGTTTATGTCAGCAGAACAGAAAAATCAATTAACCGTAACAGTTAAAGATATGTTGATGGACAGACTGACAGAGGAACAGAACGCACTTCCTAAAGATTTTAATAAGACAAGGTTTGTGCAGAACGCACTGTCAGTAGTCACAGGCAACACGAACTTAAAAGAGTTTAAGGACAAAGCACAAGTAATGGCTGGCCTGGTTAAAGGTGCATACCTTGGCTTGGACTTTATGAACAACGAGTGCTACTTGATACCTTATGGCAATACCCTTAGATTCCAGATGTCGTACCTTGGAAACATTAAGTTTGTCAAGAAGTATAGCATAAGACCCATCCAGGATATCTACGCAAAGTTGGTTAGAAAGGGCGATGTTTTTACAGAGAAAGTTGTAAATGGCCAGCCCAGTATCGACTTTACTCCGATTCCTTTTAATGAGGATGACATCGTGGGCGTGTTTGCAGTTGTTCTTTATAAGGACGGCGGGATGGAATACGAAACCATGAGCACGAATGAAGTTCAAGAGATAAGAAGAAAGCACAGTAAGGCCGCTGATTCCGCCGCATGGAAAGACTCGTTCGGGGAAATGATGCGCAAGACCTGTTTGCGCCGCATGGTGAAACACATACAAGTGGACTTCGAGAGCGTTGAAGCACACAACGCCTGGGATGAGGGCGGCGACTTTGAGTTTAACAAGCGAGAGACCAGCGAGATAGTTGCAGACCCGTTTGCGGTTGATGTCGAAGCAAAAGAAATTACAGACGAGGATGTAATTGATATCGACTTACCAGAATTTTTACAGGGGGATGAGTAAATGGAACTTACGAATGATAACTACTACACAAGAGAAGCAGACCAGGAATACATGAGTGTCCATCAGTTCTTAGACTTTGTTGGCTACCTGGGTATCAAAGGTTGCGAAGCAAGAGCGTTAGCAAAACTTAGGGGCGACTACGAAGAAGAACCTACGAAACCGATGCTCATAGGAAGTTACGTTGATGCTTACTTTGAGGGAACGCTTGATGAGTTCAAGTTAAAACATCCCGAAATCTTCACACAAAAAGGAACGCTGAGAGCAGAGTTCAACATGGCCGAGAAGATGATAGCCAGGTGCGAGCGCGATGAGTTCTTTATGAAGATGATGTCGGGCGAGAAACAAGTCATCATGACGGCGAGCCTGTTCGGTTGTGACTGGAAATGCAAGATAGATTCCTACATTCCGAATGTTGCAATAGTTGACTTAAAAACAAGCGCAAATATACACAAGGCTTGGAACGTTGCCGACTACGGCTACTGTTCATTCGTTGAATACTGGGGCTATACAGTCCAGTTGGCCGTGTATCAAAAGATAGTAGAGATAAACACGGGCGCAAAGTTACCAGTCTATATTGCAGTCGTTACCAAAGAGGATGAGCCAGAGATAGAGGTCATAGCAATAGACCAGATGTCATTGGACAACGCATTGAATTACGTTGAAATGAACATGGCCAGTGTCCTCATGGTAAAGAACGGCGAGAGCGAACCGACAGAGTGTTGTACTTGCGACTACTGTAAATCTAAAAAGGTTTTATCAAGAGCGATATCAATGCAAGATTTGATAGAAATGTGAGGTGCTTATGACATTTATAACTGATTATACGAAATACTGTTTGCTATGTGGCCGTCCATCTAATGAAGAACATCACTTACTGTACGGCGGGGCGATTCGCAAAATTGCAGATGATGATGGTCTTTACATTCCGATTTGTAGAGAATGCCACAACGAGATACATCACAACTCTACGGCTGGGAAGTTATCAAAGGCACTGGGACAGGCGTTGTTTGAACTAAACGAGAATGCACACAAGGGGGACATTAAAGATGCTAGGGAAAAATTTAGAGCGAGATACGGACGCAGTTACTTATGAACCAGATTTCTTGTGTTTCCAGATATGCGGTGCGTTCTACCCATTGCATAAGTCAACAAAGACTTTTCCAGGACTGAATGATATGTTGCACTACGCCGAGAAACATCCTAAGGCATACAACGACCTTAAAAAGAGTTATGAACTTATCGCTATGAACGCGATACGGGTAGGTTTAGGGCGTTGGAAACCCAAGGGGGTAGTAATTCCTCACTATGTATTTTGCGAGCCAAAAAAAGGCCATAAACGCGACTACGATAACATAGCGGCGGCGGGTAGAAAGATAATAAATGATGCCCTGGTAAAAGCACACTACCTAGAAGATGACAGTCCAGAGTTTTTAGAGTATGGAACGAACACTTTTAGGTACGATGACGTACCGTATATCAAAGTTTATCTTGAAGAAAAGGAAGTGGATGAAGATGGCAGAGAGACGGATGTTTGCCAAGACGATAATTGATAGCGATGCCTTTTTAGATATGCCGTTATCAGCACAGTCATTGTACTTTCACTTGTCAATGAGAGCAGATGATGACGGATTTATGAATAACCCAAAGAGGATTCAGAGAATGATAGGCGCGTCGGAAGATGATTTTAAGTTACTAATTGCAAAAAGTTTTGTAATTCAGTTTGAGTCTGGCGTAATCGTTATCAAACATTGGCGAATAAACAACTACATACAGAAAGACCGCTATAAATCAACAGTTTACGGCGAAGAAAAAGAAATGCTATCAGTCAAAAAGAATGGCGCGTATACACTCTGTATACAGGATGGATACAACATGGATACCCAGGATAGTATAGGTAAGGTAAGTATAGGTAAGGATAATAATATAGGGCGTTTCACGCCACCAACTTTGCAAGAAGTGACTGATTATTGTTCTGAGCGTAATAACAATGTTGACCCACAAGCATTCATTGACTTCTATTCATCTAAAGGTTGGATGATAGGGAAAAACAAAATGAAAGACTGGAAAGCATGTGTTAGAACCTGGGAACGACATGATAACAAAGTGAGCGTAAAGACACCGCAGTATAAACAATTTGCTCACAGTGATAGTTACTCAGACCTTGAAAGTGAATTATTAGCAAACTAAAGGAGTACAGATATGGGACTGACAATTAAGACAGATGAAAAACCAGTGATGATTTTCAGAAAAGATAGAGAGTATAACGGAACAACGTTTCCGACATACACTATCGGGATATCCAGCAAAGACAAAGACGGAAACTGGATAAGCGCATACTATGACTGCTTGTTTAAGAAAGGCGTGTCGGTTGAAAACAAAACCAAGATTCATATTAAGAATGCTTTTCCTGTGGCCAGCAAAGGTAAGGATGACAGGAACTTTGCAAAGATTATGATAACTGACTTTGAAATTGAGGGACAGTCAAGTGATGGATTCATGAACATACCAGACACGATAGATGAAGAAGTACCGTGGTCATAAGGGGGAAGTATGACAACAAGAAACTTAACCGATGGCGACCTTAAACGTATGGCCGAACAGGGATTCAAACCAAAAGGCTGGTCGAGGTATAAGGATTCGCCGTACAAAGAATACAGAAACATCATGGAGAGTATTGGTTATGAGAAAAAGAACAGTGATAACGCAAGATATTATAGACAAAATTCTTGAACTCGAAAACCAAGACGTAAACATAAGTGAGATAGCAAGACAACTTCATATTGACAGGCGGAGCGTTTATAGGTACATCCAGAAATACGTTCCCGAAAGAGAATTTCATAAGGCCGTTGAGGTTACGGAAGAAGAACTAGCGCAAGTAAGAACCATGTATCTTGAACAGGGCATGACACCGACAGAGATAGCCTGGAAGTTAGGCGTAACGCCGAGAAGAATACATGGAATACTGACCCGCTACGAAATGCGTAAACCCAAGTGCGGTCATTTAGAAACAAAAGAGTTTATCGGTAAGATGCCTGACCCAGTTGACGACCCTGTGTATTATCCAGAGAGAAAAATTACAAAGAAAACTGTAAATGTTAACGGCAAAAAGTACACCGATGTTAGTGAATTTTACGGACTGTGAGGTAAACAAAATGAGAAAAAACTTAGAGATTATTGAGACCAGAGATTATTACAGATTCAAGAGATTAGAGGGAAACCGCGATGTCAAGTGTGTTCAGAAGATTATTGACAGTATAAACAACGTGGGTTACATCATGAACCCCATCATTGTCAACGAGAAGATGGAAGTCATTGACGGCCAGAACAGACTCAGAGCATTGGAAGAACTTGACTTGCCTGTTCACTATTACATAGTTAAGGGCGCAAACATAAACACGGCCAGAGCATTGAACCTAGGGCGCACAAATTGGAGACCTATTGACTACGTTAATAGTTTTGCGGAACAGGGGAACGAGTCATACCAGATGCTCATGGAACTTTATAACAAGTACAGTCTTTCAATTCAAGAAATAATTGCAATAGTCCAGAACAGAGTTTCATCTGGCGGGTGGTCGCCGTCTATTCTTATCGAGGGAAAGTTTAAATTATCCGAGTCAGATTATAGGAGAGCGGATGAAAACTTGAAAGAGTTAGAAGAATTAAAGCCTGTAATTAAAGAGATAAAAGGACATAGGCGAGTTATAGTTTCTGGAATTGCCTGGTGTATGAATATCAAGGGAGTTGACAGAAAGAGACTGGTGCGTGTTTTGAACTTAAAGTACCCACTCATTAAGCCAGTTATCGAAATAGAAGTATTTTTAAGAGACATCACTGAGATATATAACAAGAGTCTGGCAAAGGAAAAGAAGATAGACTTTGATGTTTTATATCGAAATCTGTAAAGGAGTGGACTATGGGAATAATCAACGATGCTACGGCGGAACTGTGCGAGATTAGTTACAAAGACGGATGTAAACAGGGACGCCAGGATATCATCGACATCATAATCGAAATGCACAAACGAGGAATGATTCAAGATTATACGCTATATAGATTCATTGATAATCTGTCAGCGTTGAAAGGAGTGGAATGAGCGCATATAGTGAGTGGCGATGCGGTGCATTGTCGGATGATGAGTATAAGTTTTATATGGGGCGGGAGTGTAGAGACTACCCGCCCGACGCTGGGTATGTTACTGCCAAGTGTGAGAACTGTATTCATTGTAAAGAAGAAGATGATTCGTATTTCTGTCACTCATTCGAGGACGACCCGTTTGAGGTGTCACTTTCGGATTCATGTGACGGATTTGAGTACGAATAATTACAGAGCGAGGTGTAAACATGAAACTGATAATTGATTTAGACGAAGAAGTATATAAGAGAACAAAATTCTATCGTGAATTTAGAGATTTAAACGATTGTGTTATCACATTAAAAGCCATAGATAACGCCGTGCCACTAGAGGATATTAAAACAGAGATACAAAAAGCACTTGACGAAGATAAGGCTACTGATACCGAGAACGCAAAAGTACAAGCAATAGCGTTGATGTGGTGTTTAGAGGTTATCGACAAACATATAGGGGGTAAAGAATGACAAAAGAAGAAGTAATTAACCAATTACAAGATGCAAAAGACGGGTATGAAGAATTTTTGACAGATGAAGCACTTGATATGGCGATACAAGCAATACAAGCACTAGCGCAAATTAAGGCAGAGATAGAGGATTTAGAACCCGATTACGGAAATACGGGTTATGGGTTTGAAAGTTATTATAAATGCCAAAGTGAAGTGCTAAAGATTATCGACAAGCATATAGGGGGTAAAGAATGAAAATAGTTGTTGGAATACCTTGTATGGGTACGATACACGCCGAAACTGTCGGCAGTCTGTTACAGTTGCAGATGTCATATAAGGATATAGACTTTCGCCCGCTCATTATTGCTAACAGTCTGGTCTACGATGCCAGGAATAGAATTACAAACTACGCCGTAAAAGAACAGGCCGACTATCTTTTATTCGTGGATAGTGATATAATATTTCCATACAACGCATTATCTATTTTACTCAACCAGAATAAGAGCATTATAACAGGGGTGTATTACAGTAGGTCTGAGAACGTCCCTGATGCCATTATTTACGATTCTATAACCCCACGAAGTATATTTAACCGCATACCAAAAGCAGAGACCTTAAAACGCAAAATACAAGGTTGCGAGGAAGTCAAAGCATGCGGTATGGGATTCTGTCTGATTCGCAAAGATTTACTCACAAAAATTACAAAGCGTTTTGTAAGTCCCTTTGAACCATACAAGGGACTGGGCGAAGATATAGCGTTCTGTTACAGGGTCGGAAAACTAAAGGAAAAGATATACGCGATAGAGTGCGGGCTGGAACACGTTGGAAACAAAAGATACAAGGGGGTGTGATTATGAAAATTACATGGAACTATGTAAAAGACGGATATCCCAACAGGTCTGGAAACTATTTGTGGTCTATCAATGACGGCGATGTGATACTGGCGTACTGGAATAAGCAACAGAAGTCTGTGTACGTTAACATGGGCGATGATGTACTAAAGATAACGACTGCTTATGCGTGGACTACGTTGCCAGACGCGGCGGTTAAACATGATTAGACAGGATTTATACCACTACCGAGATAACAAGCGTAAAATCGTGGCCTTACAAGAGAAGATAGCATACCTCAGAGCCAAGGCTGAAAAGACTACGCCCACACTGTCAGACGATGTATCGTTTGGATTCAATACGGATTCCAAAGTTGAGCGCAATACAATTAAAATCCTGGAAGTTGAGAACGAGTTGGAAATTACAAAGACGCATGTAAAAAATGCAGATGATTTCCTGGACTCCTTGAAACCGTATCACAGGCACATAATTACACGTTGCATTGTAAATCATGTCCCGTATAAGGTAGTGGCCAAGAAAGAAAAGATAAGTGTTCAGAACCTTTCTCAGATAGTCAATAAAATTATCCCATAAAAAGGCAAAGCCCCCAGTCAATTAAGACCGAGGGCTTTCTTCATTGTCCTACCACAAACAATGAGAAAAAACATATATGTATTATATCATTTCTTCTTCATTCTTGCAATTTTTTCATGGACTGCTTCAACGATAAATCCGTTAAGACTATTGCCAGCATACTTTCTTATTTCCGCTTCATCCTCAGCCTTAAATCTGACGTGAGTATGAAAGTACGCTTTTTTTTGGTATTTTGCTACCGCTTTCATCTGTGCTTTAGATACTGCCATAGTCAACTCCTTTACTTTAACAATGCTTTTAATTGACGTTTAACCCTGGCCAGTTGCTTAGGGTCGTCATCATAGTTGCCAGAATAATCAATAGTTTCAAGTTGGTAGCGTGCTTCTTCTCTGACTTCATCATCCGTCAAGGGGCGGTTTAAATCGTCCGCCCGCGCTACAAATCGGCTATGATACTCAGTCGCAAGTGCTTTTTGATAAAGTGATTTCATGTTTACTCCTTTCACTAGTGTTACCATTATATCACAGTTCATTCTTATAATCATTTTTATCTTTGCAAACCACATGGTCACAGTAAAGCCCGCCAGAGTTGAATGCTTCCATCATTATCCATAAAAACGCACTCATAATATCTTTAAATGTATTATCCTCAAGATAATACTCATCGACCTGGGCGGGGTCTATACATCCATAAGGGATATCCCCATCGCATGGGCCACTGGTCAGCCAGCATTCAAACACGTCCTCATCGTTTATCTGTCTGGCTATATATTCCATCGCCAGTATCATTTTTTCTCTTTCAAGTTTTACATCACGCATTGTAATTTTCTCCTTTCTATTTCACATATCCGCAATACTTAACATCGACTATCTCATCATCAAAGATGGTCTCAGTTCCCTGGTCGTTCATGATGACCGCGATGATATCGTCGACCATCCAGTCCTCAGCACCTTTAAAGCCCCATCTAAAACCATTAAAGTCCTCAAAGACAACTACGTCTGTGTCATGGTTAACACTTACGACAGTTCCGCAAGTGGGATATTCCTTTGAGTTGCTAAAAGTTCCGAGTGCCATTGATGTTGTTAACAGTGCAGTGATTATAAGTTTCTTCATATCGTTTATCCTTTCCGACTTTACAAGTCTATCTGTAAATTGCGTTATGCCATTTTGACGGCGTGTAGTAGTTGTATGTGCGGGGCTTAAAGTATGTATTGCTATACATCAAACCGCCATCCTCTGTGAACCACTTCCCAACAGTGGCCACATATCCAGAACCATCCAGCAGAACCATCTTACTTTCGATAAGTCTTTCGATGATTTCCAGAACCTCTAGATTTTCCAAGTCCTTGCGCTTGTGTATGATGTGCGGCAGATAGTTCGCTATAAACTGTGCCGTGTCGCTATACTCGCGGTTGCCGTTGCTTGTCATCTTGATGATTCCGTTGTGAGCGATTCCAAGTTTGCAAGTAACATCTAACGCTTTGGTTTTTACAATGTCGCTTGTAAAAGCAAAGGGATGACACATCTCTCGATTTACACCCGCCTGTGTAGAAATGCGGCAGTGAAAAACAGTTACATCATCGTTTGTAAATTCTTCGGCCTGGACGTTCGCCCAAAATTCCTGGAAATCCATGAAACCCTTGTGGATTTCTACCTGGCCGTCACGCGCTACCATGTAGCCCGCGCCGTGGGGATTCGCTTCAAACATTGCTTTCAATATCTCTTTACTAGGTTGTCTTACACCTTTAGGGCTGATACAAATTACACACATAATCTTTTACCTACCTTTCTGTGATTCGGTCTATCCACTCGCTCGTGGTCTCGTTTAAGTCCATCTTGAGCAGTTCAACCAGGGTTTGTATTATCTGACTGTCAAGACCAAGTGCATCGTATTCGGTCTTGTAAATGTAGGCGTTTTCCGCTATCTCTCTGTGTGAGAAACCGCCGCGCCAGTTTTCGTTGCCGTATTCGGCGATGTCATAAAAATCTGAGTATTCCATTTTTTACACCTCGCTTTGTAATTCTTCTATCATTTCAACCAGGGAAACGATAATTGATATCGGGTCATTTACAAGGTCGTTTGTAATTGCTTTGTCGGCTTCGTCAATAGAACCATAAGCGTCCATGACATCGTATAAGTCGGCAGTGTTAACAATTCGCCTTGCCAGTTCGTTTAGATTTACTTTTTCTTTCAATGTGTAACGTTCCATAAATGTTTCCTCTCTTTCTTTGTGGTAGTTTGTAAATCCAGACGGCCTGTCGTGGCCGTTTCGTCTTAATTTTCAAAGACTCGTCAGTGGATTTTAATAGCACTTTTCAATTATTGCGCTTCCTGTCTGGATAAAGTTGCCGTTACATTCCAGGTCGCGGCCGTATGCTTCAAAATCGAAATAACACTGTAAATCGTCGGGGATTTTATCAAGGATTCCGAATTCCTCGCACATATAACGCGCCAAGTCTGTAAAGTTGTCCTCACTGTAATAAATACAGTTCTCATAGTTTTCCATCGCTTGCTCGAAAGTGCTTCCGTCATCTATGAGCGCGGCGACGATTTCCTTTTCGTAATCAGCCAGGTTTTCGTATTCCTCAGCCATCTCGTTAAGTTCTTCGATGTTCTCGTACTCGCCAACCTCGTAAAAGTCGCATTCGTAATCAGTGATAAAGGATTCTTCCATAGGACATCCGAAAGCGTCGTAATATTCAACGTCATCATGTGATACCTGGATGTCATCGAATGCCTTAGCGATTTCCTCATCCGTTGCGGGCAGTTCCAACCATGTAAAGTTAAGGATTCCCTCGTTGTACTGGTGTAAGTTTGTCAAAGCAATTTTCATCATAATTTTTACCGTCCTTTCTGTTTGTGGTAGTTCCCGTCTAAGGGTAACACTATTGATATATCTAAGGGTAACATCATACATGCTACCAGTCAAGCAAAACTTTTTACATTCTATTCTGTAATTCTTTGGGGCAGTGCTGGGACTTTTTACATCCCAGCCTGTAATTTTTCTTTATGTCCCAGGATGTCCATTACATAGACCCCTGTAAATTTATATCCGTTTGATAGATAACGTTTATATATCTTGTTGCCTGTTTCCTTGTCGCGGATGTCTTTGGCCTTGCCGCGCCAGCGTTCCTGGCCGTCCAGTTCCTCATGCTCTCTGATATACATATTGCCGTTAACGACTGTGTGAAACTCAATAACACTGATAAAGCCGTCGCCTATGTTCTTTTCTATTCTGTAAAACTTAGATGATATTCTTGCCATAATCTTTTACCATCCTTTCTAATATTCTTCGTAACCAGGACAACATTCTTCGTCGTTGTCGCAAATCGAGTTGTTAAACATTGCTTCCTCGCATTGTTCGTATGTACCCTCAAGATACCATTCATTGTTAACGAACAAGTTCCAAGTTCCGCGTTCCTTGCTATAAATCATTTCCTGTTTCAACATAATTGACCATCCTTTCGTTTTTACATTTTGACTTGTAACTTTGCCCCTTTAGGGGCGGGGCTTTTACAAGCCCCTTTGTAATTTTTACAGATAATTAACTTCTTTTACTGTCGGGAAAATCTTTTCAACCAATTCCTGTGAAATAACGTTTGCTCTGAGACAGTCGGTCGATATCCTCTTAAAAACGTATGTATTGCAACCTTTTAACACTTTTTCCAGGTTGTCCAGGTCATTCCAGGATAACTTTGAAACTCTTTCAACTATATGGAATACAGTTTCCATTGTATTTCTAAATCCGAAATAATCTTTTTGGCCAGCAACCAGGCGGATTTCAACTCTTTTCTGTCTGAGTACATGAGACAAATTCATTGAAATGTAATGGTCATTTACGGCGTTTTCAAAGTTGAAATTTTTCCAGTATTCCTTTGTACTTGTCATACGTCCACAGTATGTGGTGTGGTTTCTGTCCCTGTGGAATGCTACACAGAAAAAGTCATAATGTTTATTGATGAGATAAGATAACTTGCGGATGTTATCTAACTGGGTTTCTAAATCAGCCCCAAACCATGATATGTCAAGGTTTACGTGCATTCCGCATCTGTGGTCGTCCGTTGTTACACCGAAAGCCGAACAACATTCATATAATGCCTTGAATGATTTATAGTTATTTCTCAGCCATCCCTTGCTAAAAGTCTGTGTGATACACTCAGCGTCAACGCTTCCATCGGCTTCTATACGCCAGAAATCTTTCGGAAATCCGCTCATTTCTATCATCATGTGTAAAAGGTTACAGTAAACAGTAGAGCCAGCCGAACGCTTTAAGGGCGATACGTTTTCCCATTCAATTCCTAACCACTTAAACCTTGCGCCAGCGCTGATAATTGAAAGTGCGCTTGCCGTGTTGTTTCTTGACATTGTATAGTCGGGGTCAAGGTTAAAGTTTCTGTCTGAGTTGAAACCTTTGAGACTATCAAAGTGTGAGCCGTGATAACATGCTAATTCTTTGATATCGGGGTTGATGTAGTTTCTTGCTTCCTGTCTAGGCATAATTTTTTCTCCTTTTCTTTGTGGTAGTTTGTAAAGTTGCCTGTTCGAACATCCGTTCGGCTAGGGTTTTTTGTTCCCTTGCAAGTACTACTCTAAGGGTTCCAATAGAGAATGTCAAGCACAAATTTTAAAAAATTACAAAAAAGTATGTAAAAAGTGACTGATAACTTTATTGAAACCCGCATAATTACAGGCTAAGATGTAAATGTGAGAAATTATGAGACAGGGACAAAAACCCTGTCTTTTTACATGGGAAAAAGTAAAAAAGTGTTTACCAGGTAGACAGATAAAGGAATATTTACAATGGATAATGTAATAAATCGGCCTTGTATAGATGACAATGGAATATGTTTTACAGATGACAATGTAAAAATCCTTTCTTGTGTTGTCTCTGATAATGGCAATATTAAAGGAATTACAGAAAACAATGTAAAGGCACTTTATGATTATTCAAACAATACTTGGTACTTTGGTAAAGATATATCAAAACGTAATCTTATAAGTCTATCAGACAGAACGGAAAGTGAACGATTAGAAATAGTCAAAAAGAGCCATGAGAAACAAAGGGAAAACATCGAAAAGAAAAAGAACATAAACGAATTGGCTAAGGCTATGCTCGAATTGACCCTAAACGATAGACAGATAAAGGCCGTAATGGGCGACGATACCAACATACTACCAGATGATACAGTCGCAAGTGTAATGATAGGGGCAATGATAAAGTCGGCAATGGCTGGGTCGTTCAAAGCGTTTGAAGCAGTCAGAGACACGGCGGGCTATCGTCCTAAAGATATGCTCCAGGTAGAAGCGGATATCATGTCAGACGCGGATAGGTCATTGATAGATAAAGCCCTAAAAAGTGGTTGATTTTATAACAGGATTTCAAAAACGCCGTAATATAGAAGAAACTCGAACAGGGAAAATGCAAGAAACGTGTCAACCACGCGGTTTACAGGCATTTTAAACTATTCGCAAAACTTTTGTTTTATGAATAGTATAGAAGAAACGGGTCAATTCATATTTACAGATGACATTGTAAACGATGGACGGGGACAGGAATATTTACAGATAGGAATGTAAAAGGATATCAGATATCGAATACCATTTACAGTATCTATTGTAATTTCTTGAGAAGAATTGTTGATAAGTGTAAATTTTTCCAATGATGTATATTATTCCACTATGATACAATACCCCCCCTATAGTCCCCCCCAGGCCGCCCCACCGTCAAAGACGGCGAGTCGCTCGATTAGAAACTATAACCCCCTCAGAAAATTTTATAAATTTTTCCTGGGGACAAGAACAGATGTTATGGAATATCGTGAAAAAATCGAACAGATAAGGAAAGAGCAGATAGCGCGATGTGTTACCGATATTGAATATTTCATTGACAACTACGGACACATTGAAGATAAGGACGCGGAAGAACTGATTCAACCGTTTGTAATGTGGAAAGAACAGAGAGAAGCGTTACGTTCAGTGATGTCGCATAAGTTGAATGTGATATTAAAGGCCAGGCAGTTAGGATTTTCATGGCTGGTCATGCACATAGCGGCGCACACATTATTAAGTCC